TGATGACATTGTGGATCCTGATGAAATTTTTGCTGACTTAGAAGACGTTACAACCAAAAAAGAAGTTGATGACATGGTTCATGTCAAAGTTAACTTTCCCCCATTCCAACATTACAAGATTGATGAAACCAATACGTTCTATTGTGTGGGTAGAAGTCATTGGAAGGGTGATTTAGCTACAGGTGACTTTAGTAAAGACCACGGACAAATTACAAATAAACTAGCCCGCATGTATATTATGATGTGCGAAAAATACGCTATGAAATTTAACTGGCGTGGATATACGTACAATGATGAAATGCGTAACAGTGCTATCTTACAATTAACATATGTTGGATTACGATTCAATGAGGCCAAATCAGCGAACCCATTTGCGTATTACACGGCGGCTATTACCAACAGTTTTTGTCGTGTGTTAAATATTGAAAAGCGTAATCAAAATATTCGTGATGACATTTTAGAAATTAACGGACTTAACCCAAGTTGGAGTCGCCAAAATTCGGGTGGTGGTGTTGTTACATTTGATGAATAATCAATTTAACCAATGCCATTGCATTGCAAAATTGTTTCCTATATACTGAGTAGATGACTAACCTATTTAAAAAAGCTGCCGTTTTTACGGACATTCATTTTGGATTAAAAAGCAATAGCATACAGCATAACCAAGACTGTATGGATTTTGTTGATTGGTTCATTCAAAAAGCAAAAAAAGAAAATTGCGAAACTTGTTTCTTTTTGGGTGATTACAATCATCATCGTGCAAGTATTAATATTCATACACTACAATTTGGTTTACAAGCATTGGAGAAATTAAGTGCTAACTTTGATACTGTATATTTTATACCAGGCAATCATGACCTTTATTATCGTGACCGTAGGGACATTCACAGTGTTGAGTGGGCTAAACATCTACCAAACGTACAAATCATCAACGACTTCTTCACGCAAGGAGATGTAGTTATTGCGCCGTGGTTAGTTAAAGATGACTATAAAAAAATTCAAAAACTAAGCGGCAAATATATGTTTGGGCATTTTGAATTACCAAGATTCTATATGAATGCTATGGTTGAGATGCCAGACCATGGTGAAATCAATACTGACCATATGCGAGGCTTTGACAAAGTATTCAGTGGTCATTTTCATAAGAGGCAAAGTCGTGCTAACGTTTGGTACATTGGTAATGCTTTCCCGCATAATTATGCTGATGCAGGAGATGATGCAAGAGGCATGATGATATTAGAATGGGGACAAGACCCAGAGTTTCATAGTTGGCCACGACAACCTGTTTATCGTGTACATAAACTAAGCGATATATTAGAAAGCCCAGAGCAGTATCTTTTAATTGACAGCCATGTTAGAGTGCATCTTGATATTGATATTAGCTATGAAGAAGCTAACTTTTTACGTGAAACATTTATACCAGAACATAAATTAAGAGAAATGACATTAATTCCAATAAAAGGTGAAGCTGTTGAGCAGGGCATGAGTGCAGATGGTCTTAAGTTTGAAAGTGTAGACCAAATCATTATTGACCAAATCAATGCTATTGAATCAAATACGTTTGATAAAAAGATTTTATTGGACATCTATAATAACCTATGATAACACTTAAGAACATAACATTACGAAACTTTTTAAGTATTGGACAAGTAACACAAGCAGTTGACTTTAACCGAAAAGACTTAACACTTATTCTAGGTGAAAACTTAGACTTAGGTGGGGATGGTGCTAGAAACGGTACGGGTAAAACCACACTGATTCAGGGTCTTAGCTATGCACTATTTGGTGTGCCCATTAATGATATTCGTAAAGATAACTTAGTTAATCGTACCAATACAAAAAACATGATGGTTACATTAGAGTTTAATGTAAACGGTACTGAGTATAAAATTGAACGAGGTCGTAAACCCAATGTACTAAAGTTCTATGTGAACAGTATTCAAGAACGAACTAGTGAAGACCAACAAGGTGAGAACAAAGAAACACAACATGCAATTGAGCGTGTGATTAATATGTCTCCTGAAATGTTTAGACATATCGTGGTTCTCAATACGTATAGTCAACCATTTTTGGCACTGAAGGCAAATGAACAAAAAGATATTATTGAACAGTTATTGGGTATTACTTTACTAAGCGAGAAGGCTGAAGTCATTAAAGAAATGATTAGAACCAGCAAAGATAATATCCAACAAGAAGAATTTAATATCAAAGCCATTGAAGAAGCTAATAAGCGTGTTAAAGAACAAATCGAATCTACTAAACGTAGACAAAAGTTATGGAAGATGAAGCACGATGAAGATTTAGAGAAACTTGCTATTGATTATCAACGGTTAATTACTATTGATATTGCTGTTGAGTTGCAGTCTCATAAAGATTTAACCACATACAATGAAAAGCGTAAGGCTATCGATGACCTCAATAAACTTATTGCTCGTTGTGTGGCTGATGAATCTAAAGAAGAAAAATTAATAAGCAAGCTAACTAAAGAAATTAGTGATTTAAAAAACCATACATGTTATGCATGTGGACAAGAGTTTCACGATACAAAACATGAAAGTGTTTTGAACGAAAAAGTAAAATCATTACAAGAAGCATCATTGCAGGCTTTAGCTACCAATACGCAGTACTTAGAAAATACACAGGCATTACAAGAGTTGGGCGTGTTAGGTACAATGCCTATCACACATTATGATACTGAAGCAGAAGCAGTTAAGCATAGTAGCCAACTTGAAAATCTTATTAAAGATATTGAAAGAAAAAGCGAAGAAGTTGATCCATACAGCGAACAGATTAGTGAAATGGAAAATCAAGCACTGCAAGAAATTAGTTTTGATAGAATTAATGTGTATACTAAAACTATGGAACACCAAAAGTTTTTACTAGATTTATTATCAAGTAAAGACAGTTTTGTTCGTAAAAAGATTATTGACCAAAACTTAAGTTACTTGAATACACGATTAACTCATTACTTAGATAAAATTGGGTTACCACATAATGTTATTTTCAAGAACGATTTACAAGTTGAGATTACAGAATTGGGTAGAGAACTCGACTTTGATAATTTAAGTCGAGGCGAACGTAATCGTTTGATATTAGGTTTAAGTTTTGCGTTCCGTGATGTTTGGGAAAATCTATATAGCCCAATCAATACCTTGTTTATTGATGAGTTGATTGACAGTGGTCTTGATACAATGGGTGTTGAGAACAGTATTGCTATTCTTAAAGACATGAGCAGACGTAGACAAAAATCTATTTGGCTAGTAAGTCATAGAGAAGAATTAGCGGGTCGAGTACCCAGTGTGTTAAAAGTTGTTAAAGAAAATGGCTTTACAACATACAGTTCATCAGTAGATATGGAATAATTTTCCTACTGAAAAATACAGATAAGTAAAGCATATGACAAGTCCACAAAAAGCAAAAGGTTCAGGTTTTGAAAGAGATATAGCTAAATACCTATCAGAGCTATACGGAGAGAGTTTTATTCGTGCTCCAGGATCGGGTGCTTATGTGGGAGGAAAGAATCAAGTACGCAAAGAAGTCTTGCATGAGGGTCAAATACGTAGCTTTAAAGGAGACGTTGTTCCCGGAGAGTCATTCAAACGAATGAACATAGAGTGCAAATTTTATGCTGATTTTCCTTTTCATCTATTACTTACAGGTGAATGTAAAGTAATAGATGCTTGGATAGACCAACTTATGGATGTAGCTGACCCTGATGATATTAATATTCTTTTCATGAAGTTCAATCGTAAGGGCAAGTATATTGCTGTACAAAGTAAATTAACTTGGATATCAGATAATTTTATTTACTACAGTTCTGCAAAACACGGGGATTGGACAATTTTCGAATTTGATTTATTTTTCAAACTAAACACTCAGTTACTAAAAACATATTCAACAGCAGACACCACGTCAAAACCAATTGATTCAAATATCTTAACGATAGCAGTTTAAAATTTGTTGTCTCCGTGGGAGACCTCCTTGAGTTTGTACGGGTTGTGCTGTGCTGACGGATCTGGAGCAAGCATAGTTAGTGATAACTATGGATATACCGAGAAGGCAATCGGCAAAGCGAACCTTCAACAAGTCTATGATTACTTTATCTTGATATCATAGAATGTGCGTTGCGGAAGAAACAACTAAAGTTGTTAGCTTCACTACAGTCCCATAAGTACTTTACAGGGCAACCGGTAGCAAACAGTGTCAGAAATAGGCAACTGTTTGGGGAATAGATAACATTGGTCGACGGTCGTGGCAAACAACCTTATCCATTGGTAGTGCTTAATAGCACTACCATGGCTCTCAAGTCGGCAATAAGTTCCTTAAGGACATAAAGTAAAAAAGAATTAAGAATCGTAAAAAAATAAGACCGAACGAAGTGAGGTCTTAGATGAACGAAGTTCATCTCTATAAGGGCTTCACTAAATTGATAAATGAATAGTAGCGCCCAAATTAAAAGAATGGCATTTGAGTTTTCTTAGTAGTTTCTAAGTTCTCATTGATGATTTCAGTTATGGCATCTCTTTCTGCCATAGACATATTAAGCACATCCTCATAGGATACCCCTCCCCTCATATACCAAGAAAATTTCAATGAAGTTCTCTTGATATCCTTGCACTCTGTGTCCATCCCATCTAACAGCTTCTGGATCCCTTCAGGGTTAAGGGATAGAAGCCTTATTCGAAAAAATCAGTTATGTTTAATGATAGTGACTGTTCATATTCATGCGAACAGTTAACACATTTGATTTTCATTGGTTTAGTAGATGCTGCCTCTCTTAGTTTAACTGCATGTTGACGAATTGCTTCATAAGTACTACGGTCACAACTTTGTAAATATTCATTGATATGGTCACGATTAACTACTTCTTCATCAGTAGGTGTAGTAATAGAATGCACTGTGCTGGCAATTAATTCCATATTCATTTTTGTCAATTTTTGCATGGTTACCGCTGATTTTTCTGCTCTAGCAGTTTCATCTTCCATTTCTTGTAATACCATAACTTCACGTTGTAATTCAAACTGTGATAAATTGCCCATATTTATATCACGATATGTTAATGGTTTAAAATTAATCTTTAATTCACCCATTGGCAATGGTGTGCTATATCCTTCAGCAGATATAGTGCTTAACATACCAATTAAATTAACTCCATATTTACCTTCATTTTCGCATTTTTCACATAATGATTGAATCTCTAATTCATTACCGTTTGTTGCCGCACGGATAGCAACTAATATAGTATCTAAGTCTACACTAGGTAGACTCCATGGGTCTTTGATTGCAGGTACGCAACTTTTGATAATATCAGCAACCGCATTGCCGTTAAATAATGCATCAGGGGTTCTACTGGTAATTTCGTCAATTGCTGTCATAGGGTAAACTGGTAATTCTTGATTGTCCGGCATATCAAGTGCGCCTGCAGGATAAAAATTACCTTTACTGGGTAATCTGATATATAGTGCTGGCCGACGAAAATATTGTCTTAGGGGGTTGTTCATTAATTATTCTCCAAAAAGTTGTGTTGTTTATAAACAATAAATACAAGTACACTATTTATTAGTCAAAATTATGGATAAAATTTAAATGGCAACTCCTGAAGAACTCAACGAAGTATTAACTAAATTAAAAGAAGGATTACTTCAGTTATCTGAGGCTGTAAAAACTGCCGCGGATTCCGAAACAGACGCCGAAAGAACTGCTAGAGAAGACCGTGAAAGACAAAAAAGAGCGGATGAAAAAGCCCAAGCCTCAGAGGAATATTTACAAAATAGACGTAGGGTAGCGGAAGAAGCGGCAATAAATCAAGAACTTGAGCGTTTGGGAAGAAGAATTACCATCGATGGTAGAACTGAAAAATTAGAAGATTCTCATATCGATGTTCTAGCAAAAGTTAACAAAGCCCTTACAGAATCAGCAGGGGTATTTAGTGGATTAACAGGCACTGCACTTGAGGCTATGAAGGCACAAGTTAAACAGCAGGCTTTAGTTGACAATCATCTAGCACAAGTCAATAGACAAATAGAAAATTCTATTGCCTATACTGAAGCACAAGCCAATCAGATACGCATGGCTGATATGGCTTTAAAGGAAAAACAGCGAGAAGTTGAAGCCTCTAAGAATTTAGGTAACGTAGGTTTAAAACAGTTAGACCTTTATCAAGATACTATCGGTAAATTAAAGAACCAACTTGACTCAACTGTAAAGTTAACTGACAACCAATACAAAGAAATAAATGCGCTTCAACAAGCTATTAAAGTACGAAACAAAGAAATAGATGTAGTACAAAATGCAGGAAAAAATCTTGCAAATATGGTTGGTAGTGTAAAAGATGTTAGTAGCGCACTAGCAATGTGGAAACAAAGACAGCTAGACGCAGCCGAGGGAGATGCCACAAAAACTGCAGGAATAATAGCAAAATTTGCGTTATTTAATATTGGTTTAGGTTTAGCAACTAATGCATTTGACCTTTTAGTTGCAGGGATAAAAGGTTACTATGAAGGTATATTAGCTACGCAAAGAGCATTATACGCTGGTGAAAGAGGTGAAAAAGTTGCTCAAGCCTCAGCTATAGCTATGTATAAAGCCCTAGGGGCACAAGCTAAATCTAGCGGTGATAGCTTAATCAATTTGGGCAAAGAAGCTGCCGCTGCCGGTATAGCTATATCATTTATGATTCCAGGCAGTGCCTTGTTCAAAGTAGGTATAGCTGCCGCAGGGCTTGCTGTAGGTGGTCTTACAATGGCCATGGGAGCCGCAGAAAAAGTTGCAGGTGAATTAGCTGAAAGACAAGCTGAAGTATTGGAAATGTATGCCGAACAAATGGATGCATTGTTTAATGGATTCAGCGAATTAGGCAAAGCATCAATGATTGGTGCTAAAGGTATGGATGGTCTTTATGAAAATCTTCATAAAGTTGGTTTCACTGTAAAAGAATTTGACAAACTAAACAAAGTATTACAAACCAACGCCAAAGACATGAAGATGTTTGGTGCTACTGCAAGTGAGGGTGTTGATAAATTTGTAGAAGTGTCAAGTGGGTTAGTATATTCTGAATTAGGTCATACTCTTAGATTGATGGGCATATCTACCGAAGAAATGTTAGACCATCAAGCAAAGTACATGGCTCAACAAGCTAGATTTGGCATGTTGCAGAATAAAACAACTGAGCAATTAATTAAAGGTACTAGTGACTATATTATTGAACTTGACAAAACTGCCGCATTGACAGGTGCAAGTCGTAAAGACCAAGAAGAAGCAATGAAATTTGTAATGGCTAACGAAAAGCTACGTGCTGGTATGTTAGTTGAAGAAGAAAAGGCTAAAAAAACAGGAGACTATACAGTATTAAATCAAATGGAACAAGCATCAAAACTTGCTGCCAAACTGTATGAGTCAGGACAAAAAAGAGCGGCTACAGGAGCTGCCGAATATTACGGTGGTGGTAAAGCAGTTACTAGTGCTGAAAGTGCAGAATTTTATTCAACATTTACAAAGACAATCAAAGATTTAAATAAAGGTAAATCATCTGATACAGCCCTGTTTATGCAAAGTAATAAAGAGGCTTATAACGCTGCCTTACGTGTAGCAGGTTCAAGAAGATATGGAGGCAACACAGAAGGTTTACTTGGTGATTCAACTGCATCAATTGTTGATGCTAAAAAAAGAACTGAATCAATTGAACAAGAAGCAAAAAAACGCGGCATAAAAGAGGGTACACCTGAATTTGAAAAGTTAGTTGCAGAATTAGGTAAAACAAGAGTAGCTACCGATGCCTTAACCAATGAACAAGTTAAGCTACGTGAAACAAATAGAGATAAAGCACTAGTACAAGATGATGCAGTTCGTAATAAAGATTTGTCAGCACTACTTGGAAGTAGTTTAGGTCCACCTGCAAACACTATGATGAACGCAGGAAATACTATGTTAGAAGCTGCCAAAAAAATGTGGGAGTCTATATTTGGAAAATCCGCAGAACCAGCTCCCAAATCTGATAATGTCGTTAAGGCAGAAGCTAAAGCTACTGAATCTAGAAAATCATCTGATGAGGCTACTCAGTCATTGATGTTGGTTGAAGATAAGAAAAAAGCGGCTGAAGAAGAACTTAAAATGATGCGTAAGCGCATGGCTTCACAGGCAGAATTAGATAAGCAAGAGAAAAAAATTCTTGAAATTGAAAAAGAACGAACAGAGGCAATAAAAAAAGACAATGCATTATCACAGCAAAAAATGCAAGACGCACTAACAGCTAAGAATGAACGCCTACGTCAACGAAAATTAGAAAATTCATTAGAACCACTTGAAAAAGAAGCAAAGTCACTACAAGAAAAACTTAACAAATATAATGCTGAAAAAATAGAAATAGAAAAAGAAGGTAAAGCACGTCCAGGAACTGCTAGAGACCAAAAGGATAGAAAGTTAGCCCTTGAGGGAGTAAGTGAAGATATAGCAAAGTTACAAAAAGAATTAGACGAAAAATTAAAACAAGTATCTGGTGTAAAAACAGAAATTGGAAATATATCAGCTAAAGCATCGGGACCATCTGCTAGTTCTAAAACATCAGCCCCGGGTGGAGCATCAATGCTTCCAGGAGGGTCAACTTTATCTACTAGTAATTCACAATTAAAAGATGCTGGATTGCGTATTAAATCAGGTGATGTACAAGCCCCTGGCTCTAAAATTGATCCAAAACTGTTAGACATAGCAAAACAAGTTCAGGAATCTGTACCGGGATTTAATTATTTTTCAGGATTCAATGATGTATTCCATCAAGAACAAGCACCGGGTAGTAAACATACTCAAGGGTTAGCATTTGACTTTACTGTAAATCCAGGTAGAGGAAAAAGTAAACCATCAAAAGAAGATAGTGACCAAATTATTAAAATGCTAAAAGGTTTTGGCATTAATACAGTAATTAATGAATATGACAATCCTAGTGAAAAGGCAACCGGTGGACATTTCCATGCTGAATTATCAATGCCAAAAGCATATGATGGTGGATTATTTGATGGTCCTAAAGCAGGATATCCTGTAGAATTACACGGTAGGGAGGCAATAGTTCCATTACCCGATCCTTCTTCTAAGATATCAGTAGAAACACCTGCAACCTCTGATAAAACTCCGTTAAATTCTGTATTAGCAAATAATAATACTAATAATGCCAATGAAACTGTTAATATGTCTAGTCAAATACTACAAGATTTATATATTTTAATGGAAGAAAAATTTGATACAATGATATCTGCACTATCAGATGGTAATGATATTTCTGACAAATTATTAAAGCATTCTAGGGTCTAACGCTAAATACTACATAATATTATGACCTACAAAAAACGTTTCACTAATAAAAGTGGTATATCTAGTCCAATCAGCGGTGGCAATAGTACCTCTGGTGCATGGAACGGTAGCCCAGGCCAAAATGGTTCTAGCACTGGTGGCTGGAACAACAATGAATTTGGCTATAAGAACTACATGAGTAGACTTCCTGAAGTCTATACAGGTCACCCAAATCGTATTGAACGCTATAATCAATATGAAATGATGGACGTTGATGCGGAAATTAACGCATGTTTGGACATTCTAGCTGAATTCAGTACACAGAAAAACGAACATAATGATACCCCATTCAATTTAAAATATAAAGATGATCCAACTCCTCATGAGATTGAATTATTAAAAACTCAATTACAACAATGGGCTAAACTAAATGAATTTAACACCCGTGCCTTTAAGATTTTTAGAAACGTAGTAAAATACGGTGACCAAGTTTTTGTTCGTGACCCAGAAACATTTAAATTATTTTGGGTAGACATGACTAAAGTTATTAAAGTTATCGTTAATGAAAGTGAAGGTAAATTACCAGAACAGTACGTTATTAAAGACATTAATATTAACTTACAAAATCTTACAGTAGCACAAAAAACTAACACAGACTTTGCCGCTAATCCTGCAACTGGTTTAGGTGGTACAGGCGGTGGTGCAGGATCAGGTGGATATACTGTTCCAAGTATGCCTTATAATACTACCGGTAGTCGTTTCACATTAGGTCAAAGCGAAAGTGCAATAGATGCCAAACATGTAGTTCACTTAAGTTTAACTGAAGGTTTGGATCGTTTTTGGCCTTTTGGTCAAAGTATCTTAGAGAACATTTTTAAAGTTTATAAGCAAAAAGAATTATTAGAAGATGCGGTTCTAATCTATCGTGTACAACGTGCCCCAGAACGTAGAATGTTTAAGATTGACGTTGGTAATATGCCAAGTCACTTAGCTATGGCTTTCGTTGAGCGTATAAAAAATGAAATTCACCAAAGACGTATCCCAAGTATTCACGGTGGACAATCAGTAGTAGATGCTACATATAGCCCATTATCTACTAATGAAGATTACTTTTTTCCAGTTACAGCAGACGGTAGAGGAAGTAGCGTTGAAGTGTTGCCCGGTGGACAAAATCTTGGTGAAATTGATGACTTAAAATACTTCAATAATAGATTAGCACGTGGACTACGTGTTCCAAGTAGTTACTTACCTACTGGTCCTGACGATAACACAACACCATTGAATGATGGCCGTGTTGGCACAGCTATGATTCAAGAGTTTCGCTTCAATCAATATTGCGAACGACTACAAAAGTACATGAGTAACAAGCTAGACGAAGAATTTAAGTTATTCTTGCGTTGGAGAGGCTTTAATATTGACTCAGGATTGTTTACTTTAGAATTCAATCCACCACAGAATTTTGCAAGTTATCGTCAAAGTGAGTTAGACACCGCACGTGTTAACACATTTAGTACGATGGAAGCGTTCCCGTACATCAGCAAGCGTTTTGCAATGGAAAGATTCTTAGGCTTGACAGAAGAAGAAATTAATAAAAACGAAACATTGTGGCGTGAAGAAAATGGTAAAAATAATACTGATGAACCAGAAGGTCGTGATTTACGCAATGTTGGTATAAGTGCAGGCGGCATTGATGCAGATTTACAAACTGCTGATGCTATAGAAAATCCTCCACCAGAAGGTGATGAAGCAGGTGGACTAGATGTTGCAGGCCCAGTTGCAGGCGGGCAAGCAGGTAATCAACCTGCAGGAACACCAGCACCAACCGGAATGCCAGTTTAAGATAAATACTATCTATGAAACTAATGGAAATGTTCGATGCAGCCATACCAGGCTATCAAGATGTTGCAGATGACAACAGCAGACCTGAATGGAAAGAAAGCCGCAAGACAAAATTAACATTACGTCAAATAAGAAAATTACGAAAAATGATGGACGTTCGTAATTATGAAAAACAAATGCACATGAAAAAAGTCCAAGAACAATATGGCGCGGCAGGTGCGGCCGCAGCCGGAGCCGCTCAACCTACTCTATAAATCCATTATTCTAAGTAAAAACGTAAAAAATACGTGCTTATTGAGTAGTTATACAAACTACTCACTAAATAATTCTACAAAGCCATTACTTAGGAGAATATCAATGGACAACAAAAAATTTGAACAACTTATTGATTTGATTATCAATGAGAACGAAGAACAAGCACGTGCTTTATTCCATGACATCGTAGTTGAAAAATCCCGCGAGATTTATGAAAACATCATGTCCGAAGAAATGGAAGAAGAAGGCATGCACATGGGTGGTCAAGTAGGTGAAATGATGGACGAAATTTCCGCTGAACAAGAAGGAATGGTCGAAGCCGAAGACGAAGAAATTGATTTTGATGATGAAGGTGACGAAGAAATCGTTGATATCGATGGTGAAGATGAAGACCATGACGAAGAAGAATTAGAAGACCGTGTTACTGACTTAGAAGATAAGTTAGATGAACTAATGGCAGAATTTGAAGAAATCATGAATGACCATGATTCTGAATCTGATTCAGAGTTTGATGACGAAGCTGAAGAAGACGGTGAAGAATTAACACATGACATGGAACAAGGTCATGATGAAGAAGATGCTATGATGGAAGCTATCACATTAAAGAAAGTTTCCGTAACTCATGGTGATAATGGTGTACAAAACAAGTCTACAGTAACATCTAACTCAGGTCAAGCTGGAATGGACAGTCGCCCAGTAAAATTCAGTGGCGGCACAGAAGCTAATCCAACTGGTCCTAAAGGTCCAAGTAATGCTTACTCTAAGGGCGAAACACAAGTTAAAGATGCAACTAAGTGGAAAAACGCTCCAGCACAAAACAATGCTGACTTAGAAAGCACACCAAAGCCAGTTACGAAAGACGGCGCAACAGGTACAAAAAGCCCTGTAGCAGAGTCACGTAAAACTGTTAAGCGTAGAGTATAAGGAATCTGAGAGCAATGGCTTTGTATCTCAAAGAACACTTAACTTTTGACCGTGCTAGCATGGTCGTTGAAAGTATAAGTGAAGGCGATAAAAAGAACCTTTACATGAAAGGTATCTTTATCCAGGGCGGGGTAAAGAACGCAAATGAGCGTATTTACCCTGTTTCCGAAATTGAAGCCGCAGTACAAGCATTAAACGAACAGATTTCAGAAGGTCACTCAGTATTAGGTGAAGTTGACCATCCAGATGACTTAAAAATTAATCTAGACCGTGTATCACATATGATAACAACTATGTGGATGGATGGTGCTAATGGTTATGGTAAGTTAAAGATTTTACCAACTCCAATGGGGCAACTAGTTGCTACAATGTTGGAGAGTGGTGTGAAACTAGGCGTATCAAGTCGCGGTAGCGGTAACGTGAACGACATGAACGGCAAAGTAAGTGACTTTGAAATAGTCACAGTGGACATTGTTGCACAACCAAGCGCACCAAATGCGTATCCTAAAGCAATCTATGAAGGCATGATGAATATGCGTCATGGTCATAAGTTGTTGGATATTGCAAAAGATGCTGAGGGCAACAAAAAAGTAGAAAGATACCTGAAAGAGGAAGTAATGCGCCTCATCAAGGATCTTAAAATTAAATAAAAGGGGAAACAGCATGTTTGATGCTATCAAGCCATTACTTGAAAGTGGACTTATTAACGAAG